TGTTCTTTGTTACGGTATTTACGTCACGTGGAAGTATTCCTAGTGCAAACAGAGTTTCAAAAATAACGGCATTCTGAATGTTCTCTCGATCTTTTGGAAGTAAATATCTTTCTGACTCATTTCCCATGTAGTCTTGAGTATATTTTCCTGTATACGCTGTTTTAGCATTATCTATTACCTCATAATACAAATCGGTACCAATACCAATTGTACCATATGATTTTTTTTCATCATTAAATAATTGATACTCGTGATCTTTTTTGAATTTTTTAATAAACTTTTCTTTTTGATCTTCATCCATTTTATCTTTTCCTAAAACCTCAAGCATCAGATTCTTTTTATCTACTGCATCATTTATCATTTCTTTATCTTCTAATTGACTTAGTAAAGCATTTGCTCCACCAACGACTAAATGGTCAAGTATTGGTGCTGGAGAAAAAAAGTCTGTTATCATAGATCTTAACGGATATTTTGTTGCATTCTTCAGTTCTTTAGATATCTCAATTCCTAATAATCTTTCTTTTTCTTCATCATCGTCATCTGCAACTGCACCAATTATTCCCTTTGCAATAGCAAGGTATCCAAGACGTATAGCTAAACTCATAGATTGATACAACGCCATTTCAAATGGAAGAGATGCTAAAGACCTAATGGCAATTTTCCTGTCCTGTTTTGATGCACCACTATTCATTCCTAAAACCTTAATATCCGATACCATTCTCGATTTTTGATTTAATGAGAATGATGCAAAAGGCAAGAATATTTTTCTCATGATCTTTATTGTAGAATTTTGAGAGCTGAATATTTTACCAGCCATTTTAGTATCAGATATATTTTGCTGTCTGTCTACCATTGTCATTGCGTAGTCTGCCGCATCTTGATTGACATTATGTGTATCCCAATCAATATCTGTACTTTGATTATTATTTGATAGGTACTGCTTGTAGTAAGAAATAAATGAAGACTTAGCGATAAACACATCTGGCTTAGATAAAAAATACTTTAACCAGAACTGCTGTACATCTACAAAAGCATTTGTTGATTTATCAATAATTCCAGATGCCTTTTCTAACCTTCTATCAACTGACTCAATTGTTGATTGTGATTCTTGACCACGGTTGCTTATTGCCATCCCTAATGAATCTATCCATACACTTGCACTTGATCCTGGCATAACAAGGTCAAATCTTCCAGAGTTTACAAATGTACTTAGTGCAATTGGAAGTGTTTGTTTTACGACTTGATCAATACCACCTAATGCTTTAGCTACACCAATTCCACCAAGGAAATTAGTAAGCTGATCAAGTAACCTCATTTTGTCAGATTGTACAGGCATCTTATTTTTAGCGGCCTGTATATAGTCAGCTATTCTTCCTGTAAATATCTCTCTGTCCTCTTCTGTTGGAATTAATTTAGCTAAGTTTTTTGAGTTTATAAAACCATCTATTTTTCTTATTGCAGCAGCTGTATTTATATCAATAAGTGCTCCTTTGTATGCAGATGTATTGTTAACATCAAAGTCTAGGCTAATATATCTACTTGCATTTGATACTGCCGATGCAGATGGTTTCGTAGACGGCATCATAACTCCTGCCTTATTCTTGTCTAGAAATTCTATATCTCTACCAAATGACCCAGTTTTAGGATCAATTATTTCTTTTGAAGTCGATTTAGATAATAATTTATATCTGTCTGTGGTGTATGAAGTATCACTACTAAGAACTGTATTATAAACAGAAAGACTTATGTCTGACAGGTCGCTATATGTAGTTCCCCACTGATTTATCCACCAACCAACAGCAGATCTATTAATTTTATCTGCGTTAGCGTGTATAATATCAATATCTCCAGACTCTACGTTAAGCTTGTCGTATACCTTTTGGTATAGTTCACCCATTTTTTGCTCCTTACTGGATCCTTCTAATAGACTTTTAACGCTTTCTTTTAGTACCTCTACTCTTCTTTTAAGCTCTTCTGATTGTTGTGTTACAGTTCCTGATACATTTCTACTTAAGAATGCAAGCATCCCTCTTTCATAAACATTTTCAGCATCGTTGAAACTTTTACCATTTGGCTTTGTTTTTGAATATTGCTTAAAGTATACATCAACAGTAGTATTAAACATTTTTTCTGCTTTGTTTACTCCATTTATTAATGCAGTCCAACCCATTTTTTTAGCTACCATAAGTCCTTTCTTTGCACCTACAAATAGTTTTTCAAATAGTATTGGCATTGATGCAACTTGCTCAGACATAAATTGCCCTAAATAAGGACTAAAATATTTTCTAAGTGGACTAGCGACAACCTTGTCAGCTATTAAGTTTTCTAACTCAGTTACACCTTCATGTTTTTCTATTACCGCCTCAACAGAGCTTGTTATGTTATTGTTTATAAAGTTATCCATTGCCTCAGCAATAAATATTGCCTCTTTAATAGACACGTTATTTATATCAATGTTAAGCATCCTAGAGATAAGGTCAATATTTTTTTCAGTTAGAGCTACCTCTTCACCAGTCATTGGATTAATCTTAAAGATAAGGATGTCTTTTATTATTGCAGACATTGTGTCTATTCTCTTTGATAAAAATGTTAGTATGTCTGCCTTATAATTAGCGTCTTCTTCTTTTTCTTTTAGCGAGTTTATAGTTAATTCTATTTCGCTTAACGACATTTTATCATCTATTACTCCAGCATCAACTAATTCACTATGCACAGCAAGTAGTTCTTCTTTTAATATTCTTTCTTGATTTTCTATTGCATCATTTGTAAATTCTGATACTGAATCAATATTCATTGACTCTCTCATGTTTACATCAAGATCTTTTTTATTTACTCTAGACGGCTTAATTGCATTCTTAACAATTTCTGCCATCTCTAGGTATTTCTCAATATCATCTACCATTGATGGGTCTATCTTGCTAAACTTCTTAGCCATACCAACCACCTCAGCCTGTATATCTCCCTTAAGCAATCTTCTAATTCCTTTTCTAAATGAAAAAGCTCTAGACAATCTTTCTTGATAGTCGGCCTTTTCAAATACTCTAGCAGCATAGTCTGCAAGTCTACCTACCATTACTTGGTTGTCAAGGTTTACTACACTCACTCTATTTATTATTGTTGCTGCTTGCCTTGCAGTTAATCTCCCAAGTTTTACTAGGCCCTTTATTGTAGCTGCAAGCATCTTTCTTTTTTGGTTAAGGTCACCCTTAGCCTCTCTAGCTGATTTGTTCCAAGCAGTAAAGAATTCTTTACGTAGAGCATTAACTGTTTTTGTTTGTGTCTCTGGTTTTGGTTTACCTAATATCTTAGATACAGATGGGGCCTTCTTTAATTTTTCTCCAAAGAATGCCTTGATCTCTCTAACTGCATCTTCTCTTGCTGTATCATCAGCGTTTACATACCAATCAGATTTTTGTAAGTCACCAAGGGAAGCCGTAACTCCTTGTTGGTGAGAGTTTCCTCTCTTCTCTACAGACAGTTCATACTTATCCTTTGCCTTTTGAATGGCTTCCTGTTTAGTTGTAGTCTTCTGGAATTTTATTTTACCGCCTTTAGCTGATTTAGTTTCAAATATTGGATCGCTTGGTAAAACTTTCTTAGCGTTTTTAGCTAATACCAAAGCACCTACTTGAATAACTTCATCTGCTGAAGCGACTGGCATTCCATCAGATTTATCGTAGAACCAACTATATCTAAATGGATTCATTCCAACTTGTGTCCAAGCAGGATCATTCATTAATTCTTTTGCTCTAGCATGTACAGCTTTTGGATCTTCATTAACCCAATCCCCAAACATTCTACCAATAGTTGATTTATTTTGAGTCCCCATTGCTATTCTTATAGCAGAACCAGGGAATGTTTTAAAATCTACATTTTTTAGAACAGCAGTTTGACCATATGCAATTGATTTTCCTTCTTTATTTCCATCATGAAGTGAAACAACCCATGTGTCATAATCTTCATAAGCAGGTATGTCTAATCTAGACGCTACTTTTTCTCCATCCTCAAGATTTTTAGTAAGGCCAATAATACCTGTAGCTACTTTTGAAATATCTAATGAATTAGTTATATCTTCTAAACTTGGTAAAGTAGGAACTTCTTTAAAAGGTTTAATAGGTTGATTTTTAGCAACAATGTCAAGGTATTGTTCTTGATTTATTTTCTCATTATAATAATCCTTAACAGCTTGCTCAACTATTGGGTTTCTCTTTTGTTTTTGATTAACCTTATTATTTTTTCTCCAAGATTCTCTTTGCTCTTTAGTTTCACCAAGTTCTTTTAAAGCTGCTTCTAATCCAGGATTAACTTTTTTATCAGTTGTTAACTGTTTTTTGATTTTAGATGGAGCTCCTTCTTCGACTGCAAAGCTAGGCAACAGACCAATCTTTTGATCTGCAAACTTCATCTCATCGTACACCTCTCCAACCATCTGGTTGGCCTGATCTATTTTTCCTTCTTTACGAAGTTGTCTAGCCTTCTCTCTTTTCTTAAATGCAGCGTCATTGACACCACTAAAATTAACCCAGCTATTTTGACCTCTTGTTTCAGATGTCATAGCTTTTTTAGCTTCTGGTGAATACATCTCAGAGTGAACTCTCCATGCATTTTCTTCTCCTATTGGACCAAAACTATTGCCTAGTTTAGCGTGACCAAAGAAGTCATGTACAAATCTAAATACATCATTTACTAGCAATGTCTCTCCATTTGCGTCCTTTCTACCAGAGTCTTTTAATAATATATTTTCTTCTCTTTGTTTGTCAGTAATTGGCTCTTCACCAAATCCAGACTCTGTTGAGAATATCTTCATTCTATTGTTGTCTCTAAGATCATTTATCATGTCCTCAGAAGAAGAGTATGGCTCGTTGTTATTTATCTCTAACTTGTAGCCCTTTGCTGTTATAGCGTCATATTGATCTAAGGTCTCCTTAGCCATCACCTCATAAGCGGCCTTTACTTCAGGGTCAGTAGGATCATCTTTCATCTTATCGTAAGCGTCAGATATATTTTTAGCTCGATCTTCGTCTAGCTTTGTTATCTTTTCAACAGGTGTGTATTCTTTTCCTATTGACTTCATGTACGACTTTGCTATGTCAAGTGCCTGTTTTAATGGCTCGTTAAACAACTTGTTACCAGCTACTGGTGCTGTAAGTTTATCGGTCTTATTCTTTTGGAATTTGATTTTGGATGATTCTTTAAACTCCGCTACTTTTGGTATAGCTCCTGCACTAGATGAAACATTTTTTTGTTCAAATTTAGGCTCTTCTGATTTTCTTGATACCTCTTCACCACCTTTATTATACTTTGTGTATGTATCAGTAATGTCACTTGATTTATATAGTTCTGTCGGTTGATAAATACCATTTATTTTTGCTAAAAGAGTCCATCCAAATGACGGATGATTATCTATATCACTTTCTTTTGTTTGAACTATTTTAAAAGTATTAGGATCAAACTTAACAATATTCATAATCTCACCACCAGTCATTCCTTGATTTAATGGATCCATTATTCTATTGTAGAACTCTTGTTTGTTTTTTATTCCAATTGCTTTTTGAAATTCTTTATTTGCAGATATTGCATTGTTTAAAGCCTTTCTTAAGTTAGGAGAATAATTATTCTTTATATCTAATAGCTCAATAATTTTTTTAGGATCTGACTTAAATGAATCAAAGTTTTTAATATTTTCTCCATATTTTTCTGCAAATTGATTAAACTCTTTTTGATTTGATTTATTAGTTTTTATTGCATCATTAAATACATCTATTAATTTATCTTTAGTAAGTATTTCATTATCTAATACTAAAGAAGATAATTCAGCAAAGGTATGTTGTTGAAACTGCCAAGAGTTACTTAATGTTCCAGAATGAGGTGCAAATATTTTAGCTCCACTCATTTCAGCATTTCTAACAAAAGTTTCAGCTTGTGCTTTTGTATTAAATGCTGCAAGGTTTGATACTTCACCAATTTTTTTATTATTTAATGACATCATTAATGGAACATAATTTTTTCCTCCTAACATGTTTATTTCAAATCCATTACCTAAATCAGTTTTACCTGCGTTTGTAAAATCATACATATTAGTAATAAACTTTTCACCATTAAGTTCTCGTATATCTAAGTCTTCAACAAACTCTATAATAAAATCCCTTGAATCTTCAGATACACTTTTTGCTTTTGTAAATTTTATTTTAGGGATATTAAATGTTCCAACTTCACCACCGTCTCCTGGATCATTTATCTCAATCTCCTCCCCAGTCCTAAGTTTCTTAGACATGGTATTAATAAAGTCAGCAGCGTCTTGTGCAGTTGCTGATGCAGAAAATATAACTGGCAACCCTAGCTTCTTAGCGATATTATTTATCAATGTTTTGAATTGCTGTAGCTTTGTTGTAGTTAATTCTTGCTCTGCCTCAGATAGTATTCCTGTAAGTTCAGCTAGAAACTCATCAGACTTTAGTAAATCATTTAGATATACAACATACTCATCAGTTTCTTTTTCGTTCATGGCAGCTTTACCACTTGCTATTCTTTTTTTATTTTCTTTTTCTATTTCTTTCTTAAACTCTTCTTTTGCTGTTTCATATTGAGAAATAAAGTCTATTAACTTTGCTTTAATTTTTTTATCAGATATAATATTTTTAAGGCCTTTTGCCATTAATAATGTAGCTTCAGAACTCATTCCCATTTTTTCAGTTAACGCATGAAATGCTTCATGGAATACTGTTTTAATGGTTGCAGACTCTAAGTCAATATGAATAGCACCGTCTACATATATACCACTTGATTCTGCAATACCAGTCTTTTCTTCTTTTGTTAATTGTTGCTTTGATGATTGTTTTTTTAATGAATCAACAGCACTAACCATTTCTTGGCCATTGTTGTGTATGTATATCTTAATTCCAGGGATCGCACTTAAAACCATTTTAGCGGCTTTCACAATCAACTTATGAGCCATTGTTTTTTGTTTTGATGCAAACTCCCTAACATTTTCTTTTGTCAGTAAGTTGTTTGTTGTCTCAGTTGTAGCTCCAAATACATTGGGCATTCTTCCTTCCTTTAAGGCCTTAGATATTTCTCTGTGCTGCTCTGGAGTAAACTTCATAGGGTTCTCACCAGTTGCTCCAGTCTTAATATTTTCAAATGTTTCTAGATCAAATAATGATTCCTGACCAGCAAGTCTTGCAAATTCAAGTGCTTGTTCTCTTGATGTTTCAGGAATTACAACACTAAGGTCAATTGATACTTGATTGCTATTAGGGAACTTATATATTCCAGCCTTAACGACACCAGCATCACCTATCATTTTTTGACGTTCTGCAACAAAGTCGGCCACCATTTCTGGAGTCAATTCTTCTGTTGTAGTGTTCATGCTGTCAACTGGAACAACTAAACCAACACCCTCATACTTAGTACCGTCAATATTGAATGTAGCACCGTCCTCAGCTTCAAATGTAAGAGATTTTACTCTCTGTACCTCATCCGTTGTGTTGGTTGTTATAACAGGCTTATCGATTACTACTTCCCCTGTAGTTTCTAATAGAGGACTGATTAACTTGTCATACTTATTGTATATACTATTATACTTAGCCAATACAGTTTTTGGCATGAGAGTTTTATCTATCTTACCATTTACTTTGTATTTTTCTATTTTAGGTATGGCTTTTAGAAGCTCAGCCTGTTCTTCAGCTCTGTATGTAGCTACTTGCTCTTCTTGCTGTACTTTGCTTGCGACAGTGCTATCGCCACTATCTGCTTCATTGACCGTGGTTTCCCGTTGTCCCCCTTCGCTGACCCCGACTTCTGGTTGTCCTTCACCAGTTCCCTGATATTCGCTGATACCGCCTTCTTGTTGGACGATGTTGTCTTCTTTAGTGGCATTTTTACTTATGTTTTTTAGTTCTTCATTAATCTCGTTTATTCTGTCAGTCTGAGCAGTAACGAGAGCAGGATCTTTTCCTTGTCTTTCTTTCTCTAATCTATTTTTTTCTGATAATATATTTACAGCACTAATTTGATCTTTTTCACTTAATCCATCTGGTATTGATTCAATCACAGATGATAATTGATTCATAGCGTCTAATCTTTCTTGTGCTTCAGATTTTGTTAAATTACCCTTTAACATTTCTGTCTTTAAGTTTGCTACAATTATTTTTTTAAATTCGGTATCTTGTGATATTTCTTTTAGGTAGTTTAAATCATCTTCGTTGTATAATGATATGTTTCCATTCTTTAATCCAGTTACTACTGTAGTGAATGTAGACATTGCTGCACCACCTATAGCCTCAGCTAAACCATCTTCTAGTACTGTAGAGGTTAATTCTCCAAGCGTATCTGGAGTAGCAAACATCTCTCCACCTGATAAATTACTTATCTGTTCTTCAGTCATTCCTGACTGAGAAATTTTATTATAAAGTGACTTAAGACCAATATCTAATACTAAGGCTTGAGTAGCCCCAGTTTCAAATTCAGCGATAGCTCCATTGACAATTTTAAAGGCTCCTTTTGCTAGTACACTTTTAACTTCTTTAGTCATTATATTCTGCAACAATCCTTTTGTGCCATCCTTTGGCATTTGCTTCATTGAATTAATCAATATATCCTTAACTACTCCGCCAGTAAATGATGAGCCCTTCACTACATTCTTTAAACCAAAGTTTTCTAAAACACCCATTAATAATGCGTATGGAACTGCAACAACTGCTCTTTCACCTACTGATGATGTTTCAAAATCAGCATCATTTAACATTTCATCCTCAATAGAACTGTAAGCTTGAGAAGCAAGTCCAGTAAAACTAGCAGCGTAACCACCAAATCCCATTAACATTGCTGGAGCTGATTCTGCAACACCAAAAATAGATTTTGCAAATAATCCTCTATCAGCTGACTTCATGTACTCTTGAGTAGTTTGGTCTGCACCTAACACATCTATTAGGTTTTTTCTTGTTTCAGCTTTAAAATCTTTTATTTTATTATTAACTAATAAATTAATTGTTTGGTCTTTTGAATATCCTTTATCTTTATAATATTGTTTTTCTTCTGGACTTAATTTAAAATATTCAGATCCTGAAGACTCAGTAAGTGAAATTACAAAAGTGGATGGAACTTCAATAATAGATTTAGAAATACCAGTTAAAATTGAATTAACTATTCCACCACCAAAACTACCAGCCTTTTCTTTTTTCGTAAAATATTTACCAGCTACAACGTTTAATTTTTTTTGATCATTTTGAATTGACTTACCAGATGACATTAAAAAATCAGCTCTAGTGCCTAATTTTTCAGCTTGATCTTCTAGATTTTTTTTAGCTAGATCAAATTCTTCTTGAGTCATTTGACCTGATTGTGAAAGCTTATTAAAATCCTCTACTGATTGACTATATTTCTTTTGATCTGAAGCTAATATTTTAGCTGATTTATCTAAATCATTTAACTGAATACTATAATTCTTAACTTGATCTTGGATTACATCTTCACTTAAATATGTATTTATTTTTGAATTTATATTTTTAACATCGGATTTATTTCCTGATGATTTAGCTGATTGAAGTTCTGTATACAACAAGTCTATTCTTTCATCTATAGCACCAAATTCCTCTTTCTTTTTTTCTTTAAATATTTTATATGCATCAGAACCCCAAAACTTATCTAAATCTTCACTCTTTTGAAAACTTGTTTTAATATAGTTATTAATTTGATCTTCCATTTCATCAAAAGATAAACTAGAAAATTTTGTTTTATATTCATCAGACAATACATATTTTAATGTATTTGTCCTATCAAGAATATCATAACCCTTTGCACCAGGAGAAGTATGAGTGCTATTTAATGATTTTATTTTTTTTTCTAATTCTAATGCGGCATTGCTTTTTTCCTTAGATGCATTCTGCTCTAAAAAACTTTTGAGTTTCAATGCTTCTTCAGGATTTGCCTCATCAAAGCCAACTGTAATCTCTTTAGTTTTATCCTTATTGTATGCGATAACATAGTCAGTTCCATAGCCTGATTGCTCAAAAGTAAATCCATATTTACCATACTTTTTGCTTAATATACCAACAGCATCTTCTTCAGTTTTACTAACTAAAGACGTGTTTACATCAGCAAACTTTAACTTAGGTTCTTGCTTTACAGACTTTAGTTCGGCTTTATATTTAACCTCTTTACCGTAACGTCTGTTTAAAGCATTTACAGCTCTTTCATCTGTCACTGTGGTCCAAGATTTAGCTCCAGGAACTTTTCTTTGCCAATTATTGTCATTTACTCTATACTCATTATCCTTCTTTTGTTCGTCATAGTTTGTATAAACTTGATCGATAGGGTCTAGAGATGCATTCTTTCCAAAATGTTTATTCAATGCTCTTACTCTAGCATCATCTTCAATAATTTTTTTTGATGGAATTTTATTATATTGTAATTCTTTTCTTTTGATTTCTTCTGGGCTAAATGCAGGCATTGATCCATGACCAGTAGGACCTGGTTTAGGAGGAGCATTTCTCATTGAATTAAGCTCAGTTAAGGCTTTATTTTTTTTTGGATTTGGTTCATACCAATGAGCAACTCCATCAGATTCCTTGAAATCATATTTATTTTTCTCTTTCCCTGGATAACCTGTAAATGTTTCAGTTTTACCCGATGTAGAAGATACCGATGGCCTTGTAGTCGTTGTGGATAACCGCTCCGATGAACCAACTTCCAAATTTGATTCCGTACTTTCGACTTGGCTTTTTTTTTTAATGATTGGAGTTCCAAAATACTCTAACTTAAAAGTCTCTGGATCAAGACTAGTCAGCTCATTAGAATCTAGATATGAATATAGCTCTGAGAATTTTTCGTCATTCTGAGAGTATTCATTATAAAAAGAATTCTCATCAAGGTCTGTCATGTCTCTTGATACTAGCTCTTGGTATAAGTTTTTATATTTAGCGTTCATTAATTTAATTTTTTTGATTTCGTTCCTTGATTGTAGTATTGTTCTTGTGCTTTAGTGCTAAATATTTTATACATATCAGCTGAAGTTTTTAGTCCTGTAAAAGTTGGGTTTTTAGCTCCAATTTTTATTGCACTATATGATTTTGTTGAATTGTTCCATATAAAATCATACTGATTACCAGAAGCGATTTTTAATTTTGCTGCTCTTTCAGAAAATTCACCAGACATTATTTGTTTTATTTCAGCACCCTTTTTCTGAGCATTAATTTGAGCGTCAGTAAGTCCACCTTCACTAGGGCTAGAAGTAGTTGAGGCTTTTGATGGCTCATCTTCAATTACCTTCTTACCTATTTGTGCATTTATATTATTTTCAATTATTTCTTTTGCTCTATCGCTCTGATCTTTTGTTATTAATGGTCTCATTACACCATTTCCGTCTCTTGAATTCTGTATCATTGTCCAGCTATTCTCCTCAATATACTTATTTGACTCATCTTCTGTCATTGGATCTTCACCCATTTTTTGACGAGCAGAATTCTGTTCTGAAATCATTTTATTTATTACTGATTTTCTTTCATCCTGAGTAGTCCAGTATTCAATTTCATACTCAGATTGATTATCGTCAAGAATACTAGCAATAGCTTCTGGAGTAGGCATAATAGACGCAGTAAGAGTAGACATAGCCTTAGCAAGAAATGGATTCATTCCCTTTCCACTTGTTGTTATTGTCCCTTTTTCAAGGATATAAGGCTCCCAGTTCTTTACACTATTTGATACAAGTTTATTGACGTTTACTTTGTTTGCCTGTAAGTTTTCAGGGTTGTTAAGTGCTGCTCCTGTAACAAGTGTACTCGGATCAACAAGCCCAGTCTGTTCATTAAGAATTCCAGACATTATGTTTCCCGTTTGAGGGTCTATAAATGCTTTTTTATTTTTTAGGTTTCCGTATTCTGCAAGCTGTTTTATCTTGTACAGCTCATAACCTGATGCTAGTACCTCTCCATCCTCACCTGTAAACGATCTTTTTAGAGCCTCCTGTATTCTTGAGTTAAATGTTTTTGTTGCGGTTCCAAATTGTGCCCAGTTTGTCATTAGATTGTTCATCCTATTTCTGTATTCAGCAGGTTTAATCTCTCTATTTTTTAGCTGGGTATTCCATGTTTTCATAACTGATCTTCCCTGCTCAGATGCAGACAATACAAATTGATCTAAGGTCGGATCAGCATAACGATCAACAGTAGATACTATCTTCTGATTTTCAATATTTATGTTGTCTAGTACTTCTCTTTCTTGTTTACGTTCATCTGAAATTCCAGTTATTGTGTCGACAAGGCCACTAGTCATCTTAGCCCAGTCTAGGGTGTTATCAGGTGGAACATATCCAAAGTAAGGGTTGTTTCTTCTCATAGTTTATTATATTTGTAAATAATCTGGAATTCCATCATTGTCATTATCTTTTGTGAAAAAATCATCCGTCTTCTTCTTTTTTCCAAAGAATGAATCCTCTCCACCGAATAATTCAGATTTAGCTCCAGATTTTATAGCACCTCCAGCCGATGTAAGCATTCCCTCTATCGCTGCATTTCTATTGGTCTCTGCCTGACTCCTTCTAGCTTCTTGAGAAGCTGCTTCAGTTGAACCAATCATATAGTCTCTCTCTTGCTTTCTAGCACTTATGCCCATCTCAGCTTCAGCCTGCATGGCATCTCTTCTGAATTTTGCCTCGTCTGCCTGTGCTGCTAGTTGTAGGTCTTGCTCATTTCCTGCTTGCATAATCTGTCCAACTCCACCAATAACTCCTTCAGCACCAGCACTTTGTGCTGCTGATAATGCTGATGCACTTCTTTGTGCTTGAGATTGTTGTGCTAAATTAAATCCAAGCGTTGGAACTTGAACCTGCTTGAATGCGTTTGTTTCGCTTATTTTTGCTAGATCATTCTTAGCTGCTTGAGCAGCATTAGATGCCGCTCTCATGTCTTTACTTGACTTTATAGCCTGTGCTGCACTCATTCCAAGTCCTGCTACTGCTATCGCTGCTCCTGTTACTGCTGCCATTTTTTTTTATTCAAAGTTACTAAAAAAAATCCTATAATGTCTTAATCATTTCTGTACACTTAGTACTTCCCTTTACAAAGCCACAACTTGAGTATGTATTTATAAGGCTTTCATTCTTCAATGATGTGTATATGTACTTGTAGTCTCCAGAATCTTTAACCAATTCTATCAATACATTTATCAGGTATAGTATAGCCTCCTGTCTGTCTTTCTCTCTGTAGTTAAAGTCTGACACTATAAATTCAATCCAAGCTGTTTTTGAGTTTGTTAGGTAAACAAATCCCCCACAAACCTCAACGCCATTGCTTGATACCATTACCCCACCTAAACCATTTTCAGGTAGCGAGTCTACACTAGGAGGTGTCCATCTCCAGTCCTTCCACCATGAACAAAATGTGTCATAGTCTGATTCATTTAACATTCTAAATTCCATTACATATAACTTTTAAATAAAGAGCTAGATATTGAATATAGTTCTACCTCACCAGCTAACTGTATTGATAGTTCAACCTCCATATAGTATCCACGCAAACCAAACGACTCAGCAATTGAATTTTTTACAATATAAACGTATCCAACACCAGCTGGAAATGTACCACCTGTTATTGTTATTGTAGTTGTAGTTGCAGATACTATGGTTCCTCTAAAAATATTATTAAAGAACACTCTATCACCAACCCCTAATTTTGTACCTATAACAAAAGGAAATGTAGCCGTTGTTCCAGCTGCACTAGTAGGGCTTGTATTTCCAACACCTTGAGTTGACAGAAGATTGTTGCTATTTGATGTTGCATTAGATGCCCTTATATAAGCATACCATCCGCCTTCTTTTTCAAGGTACTCATTATTTATTATACTTCCATTATCTAGGTCAGTAAGCATAGTTGCAGTCCAAGGACTAGTAGAGTCTAAATTTAAAGTTTTAAACATTTTAGTGCTTCCTGAGTCCTCGTTAAATATTGTTTTAATTGTAGATGGAAAAGAAGTACTATAAAAATTTCCTCTAGAAACCTGATTAGAATTTTGTTTCCATAAGCTTCCATCCTTCCAGCTATAAAATACATTACTCAGACCAATCATCCAATCTGGATAATAATCCCAAAAAGAAGTCCATCCGTTAGCGTTGTCTGAATACGTTATTGTTTCTAAAGCCATACAGCAAATTTACGAAAATTAAATCAAACAACTATCGACAGACTCAATAAGTTTATAGTAATTATATGAGCACCTAGAATCAGATAGCTCTAATTTTTCATTAAACGGATATTTTTCCATGTAGTTGGCCTTATAAAACATCCCCTGATCAGAAGATGGAACTCCAGCATTATGGAAGAAACTTACATCATCCCACCTTGACATTGGACATGTAGCCCAGCAGAAATCAAACTCTGGCGGTACAACAACATGATGACCTAACTTCCATCCAGTCCATAGCTCTGCCCACATACTTGCAGTCCAGGCTTGTATTCCGTATGGATCACCGTCTGTCTTTACGTGCTGCAAGCTCAATAGCTTGTCGTATAGCTTAGTTGAATAGTCTTCAACCATGGTCCAGTATTCGTAGTCAATATTTTTAAATAACTTTTGTGCTCCACCACTGTTTAATTGGTTGGACTTAACTACCGACTTGTCTATTCCTACAACGTCACACATTGCGTCTAAGACCTCTTCTCCCTTGCTCATTATATATTCGTAACCTAGGTATGAAACAGTGTCTGAGAAGTACCAATTGTCATCGTTTAAAAATTTTGAGAAGTCCATGTACCTTGTAAAAATAAAGTCAGCATCATGAAAGAATATAGCATCATCCTTTAGGTATGGGTGCTCCTTAAAATGTTTTTTTAATATGTGTGCTTGAATTGCTGGTAAGTACTTACACACTCCCATTGTATCTTCGTAAAAGAAGAACCTTACATATGGAAATTTTTGCTGTATCTTTCTCCAAGATTCAGGCACAGATTCTTGATATCCAGCTACCACATCAATATTATTTCCGTTGTAACCTAGACCAATAAAATTTGTAAGGTATACCTCAACCTGCCACGCATAATAGTCTATTGCAGGTTGTGCAGACATCATCCTTAAGTTCATCATTCGCAAGTAAATGGACTAGACCAAGTTGACACACCATTCCAAATAGCACCCTTATTATTAACTACAAATTTATAATAACCAGGAGGAGCTATTATGGTAAATGCTTTATCAGTATATAATATGTCAACAAAAAATACACCCTTGGTGTAGTATTCAGCGATAAGGCCTTTGCCACATTTAGCTTTATCACCATCTATTAAAGCTACAAAAGAAAGCACAGCATTATATTTTGGAGGGCTTGTTGTGGTACTGGTACTCGTAGTAGTAGTACTAGTAGTAGTACTAGTAGTAGTACTAGTGCTTGTAGTTTGAGACAAGCAATCAGAGCACTTATTAAATACAAACAAAATGCCTGAGTAAACTGTTCCAGTAGTAGTAGCAGTTGTTATTGTATAGCACAATCCATTTGCATCTCTTACAACCGTACCAACACCTAATATATCTATAGACGTGTATGAAAGTATTTGAGTAATTGCATTATTGTCACACCTAGTTGCTATACACTTTCTCAGAGGAATAGTTGTAGTTGTAGTTGTAGTAGTCGCAGTTGAGCACGCAATAACATTTATTACCTGACCAGTGTTTGATATATTTACAGCAAACTTAACAGTATTCAACATTATATACCACTTAAACTGCCCATCAAATGGTGTCGTCCCAGTGTTATTTGTGTACACAAAATCACCAACTACTGGAAGCGTTGACCCTCCATTATGATAATGAGTGATGTAAGTTGGAGATGCAAAGACACAGCTATTGTAAGCACTACTTGATATTGCATTTGTGGCTAATGAAAAAGATGTAAATGTCGGTGCAGTAGTTGTTGTAGTAGTAGTTGTTGTAGTGCTAATAGTAGTACACGCACTACAGCTAGCATAATTTACAGCCGACCCTACGATTAATCTATATGGATATCTAGCAGATACAACAGAAAGTATGGTCCAACAATTTAAGTCAACAGCCGTTTTAATTATATTTCCAACAACTATACCCTGACTGGCTGTGTCTAATAGAGTGATCTCTACCGATGGGTCAATACATGACCTAGCATTGTAATAAGTTCCTGCTGGTACAGTAGTCGTTGTAGTCGTTGTAGTAGTAGTTCCACCGCATGTATGCGTATCCATTACCGATCCAATAGCACTTATCCTTAACGCCACTTCTGCTTGATGGTACCAAAAACCTCCTCCATTAAAAGGTCTTAATCCTTCATTATCGTAATAAATAAAGCTTCCCTTGCTTGGTAATTGTTGAAATTTATCTGGACCTATAAAAAACATGGTAGTAAGAACTTTTCCAGAAGAACTACATATTGCCGTAGTATCGTAGTGAATATTTTCTATATCTATTTCTACTGGTCTACTAACTGCTAAATCAGGAACACTTACATTAATAGTCTTGTTTGGACTCGTGCCAAAAGAATTGGTTGCATTGATTGTTATTACATATTCTCCCTTTCGTGTATTTGAATCTATATCCCAAACTCCATTAGAATATATTGATTGTGAAACTGGACTACTTGAAACTAAAGTCCAAGAGGTTGGTCCTCCTATTGCGTGTACAGGCCTTTTAATAGCCCCTGCATTAGAAAATACAAGATTACCTTCATATATGTAAGGAACTGCAAATGGTCCATCTGAAAAACAGTCGTCTATATTTACAACTAATCCATTGTCATCTATATTTATAAATATATTGTTTCCAATATAATAGTTTAGGTTCTCTCCAATAAATACTACATTGCTTGCAGAATAAATAATGTCTCCAACAACTGGTGTCAGATTTGATCCATTATGATAATAAGTAGTAGTTGTAGACTTTCCACAAGGCGTATTATCTTTTGTTGGATTTATACTAAAAGATGTTGTGTATGGGTTTATTTTTTTTATTGACCATGATGACGTACTAAATGGTGATGACACAACTACAGACGCATCTAGAGTTCCTATATTTTTTACAGTAATTAACTTTCCATTTCCATTGTTTACCGACCCATTATATGGTGATGAAAGAGATATCTCACTAGGCAATACTCCAGCAGCAATTAAGTCATCATAATTTTGTTGTGTGTTTAAGCCTACATAACCAGTATCATTTTGAACCTCTCCATTTACTACAAATTGAAATCTAGTGGGTGCAGAAGTTACATTATAATCAATACCACACCTACCAGCATTATTATTAAAACTAATTGACATCGACCTATCACTAGTCACTCCAATGTATGACGCAGAGTTTAGTATTTTATCTGAATAGTCCCACAAAAAGTATGCATTTTCATAGTTATTTGGATTTAAAAATGTAAAATCACCAACAAATATTCCGCTAGTTAAAACAACTGGTATTTCTGTAGCCAGAGATATTATTTCATCTGTCTGTGATTCATTATATGATACATCTGATACAAGGTAATAAAGTTTATTATTTAATGAAGGAGCTAATTCTTTTGTTGTTCCTGTTCCACCGCTTTTAATCGTAACTAATTGACCGTGCACTGGTGATAAACCAAATATTTGTTGACCAGTATACTGATCAAAAAGTAATATTTCTGATCCAGCAGAAACAACATTATTTATTCCATTTAATGATTCACCTGATAGTTGTATTGATTGATTTAGTATATCCATTTTTATTTTAATTTTTAACAACAATATTTGGAGTGCCTATAGGAGAAAATTTTTGTTGTGTTAATAAGAAATCTGTATATTTATTGCAATAAGAAACTCTAACTGTTATTGTTCTTGGTAGCACAGCAGGTTGTGTTAATGATGTAGTTCCATATATACTTTGTGACCCTGTTCCAGATAGTTGGTCTATTAATAACCAATCTGTACCAAATCCAGTATTTATCAATGATATGGTCCAGCTCTCATTAGTATTTATACTAAATAATAATATAGAAGAAGATGTGCCAGTATAAAAAACAACTAGAGAAGGTCTACTAATACTTAAAGAACACAATGTATTTCTTGTAGTATTAGTTGTTAGTGAGTACATATTGTAATACGGATCATAAGCCCCTATTTTTTGCGTGTTTAGATTGTCAGTAAGAAGATCTCTAAAGTAATTTCTCATGCCTTTTGATGAGATTTCCATAACTCCTTGATTTCCTAAGATCTCTATAACTACACCTCTCTTAGCATCAGTAAAATATAAATTATTTGAGTCAACAGCAAAACTTGCTGGGTCATTACTTATTCCGTTATCAACATCATATGGCACTTGATTTCCTAATACCTCTGGTATTGATGCAACCTGACCTCCACCTAAAGCATCTACCAATAAGTTTTTTCCAAATAAAACAGATGTTATTTTATCCTGATGCAATACAAGTAAATCAGAGTCTCTTGTGTATAGCTTTTGTATGGAGCCATATTCTTTCTCAAGATTTTTAAAGTTTGCAACTGATAAGTTAAATTCATTTAGTCTATTAATAGATGAATCACCACGATAAACTCCACTATAGCATAATGATGCAAACTTATCTTCTTCTTCATAATCTTCAATAACAGTACTCGCTCTTATGCTGTACTTCATTGTTGAGTTATTAAATGAATCTCTTATTCTATAAGACTCCAATCCATTTCCATAACAAAATGCATTATAGTCAGAATTTTCATTATTGCTATTTAAAATAACATTAGCACTACCCAATGCTGTTTGGTCAGACTCACCTTGCATAGAATAGATAATACCAGACCCGCTGAAAGTGGTAGTGGAAAATATTGTTATTTGTCTTTCAGATGTTACAGCTACTACATTATATGATATACCACTCCTCCATACAGAATCAGCAATATTAAAATAATGCATGTCTGTTGATGTAAGAAGAATATTAAATCCACCTGCTACAGCGGTGCTAGTAGCTGTCTGATAATCCCATCCAACACCATGAAAACCATTTTTAATTGGATATGTTTTTGTTGTTTCATGAAATATAGGGGTCTCAACATCAAGTGGTACCGTCTCAACTATATATGTTGGGGACTCGGCTTGTTGTAGTGTACCGCTTATATAATTGTTTGTTCTCTTGCAATTATCATTATCAAGAAGCCCTCCACCATGTCTATCACAAAATGCTGAAATAAATAAAGCAGACATGTATGTGCTTGTAGCTGGAAGCATTCCATTTATAGGAGAAGGGGCACTTACTACATAAGATTGACCAGCATCTCCTCCTGGTATGGCACTTGGAACAGGTGTAGTAACCCATCTAAAAGCAGCTGAAGTTCCAGATGTCGTTCCATCTGCTTTTATAGTAATTGGAAAGTTTCCATTACACTCCTGATACCAATACTCCTCGAATGTTGGATAGAGTCTAGAAGATATAGGCAATGTAGTATTAGAAACAGCATTATTCCTATCTGTAACGGATATTTTTATAATTGCTCCAGGATATATAGGGCCTTTAAATCCAACCATCAACTTTCCAAAATAATCCTGATGTGTAACAGCTCCATAAATATCAAGATTACAGGCTTGTGGATTTGAACTATTAACTGTCGGCTGAGTTGGACTAGCTGGAATACCGTCACCACCAATTGCATTTCTAATTGCCCAGTCATTACCTCCTTGTGTAGCACGAAAACCTCTAACGTTAAGTACATATTCATCTCCCAAAACATAAACACCAGCTCCAAAAGAAAGGTATGTAGTTCCTCCACCATAAGAAACAACAGTCGAAGATACATCATAACCTGGTCCTATAGCAGTAGGTTGAGTCCAAGTACTTTGATTCAGTGGGTCACTATTTATTATAAAGTGTGTTGGAGAGTTACCATTAGGGTCATTTGGATCATTAACTATTTTTATCTTTAACCTTACATCACTTGTATAACAATAAAAATTACTTGCACCTTGTGTAGCCAGAGTTATATCTGGAGCATTATTCTGAGAAGCACTAAAATTGTTTGAACCAGCTCTATAGTGTATTCTATCATAAAAATAACTAACACTTGGAAAACAAAAAGGGTATTTAGTATTAATATCTGGATTACCACATTCATTCAGACTTGAAGAATCTTGCCCCATGGTTACCCAACTTGGACTATTAGTAGTAATTAATACTGGTGCAGCTAAAAAAGATGCTGCACTTATAACGTCTGGCTTTATTTTTAAATATAGACCAGCTAGTGAATTGGTGTTTAGGATATTAGCTTCCTTAAGTTCAACTTCAAGAACCTTAAACTTCCTATTTGTATGAGTTGCTAGTGCGTTAGCTGTTTTAAATATTATGTATTCACCAACAGAAACTTTGTCTCTGTCAGATTCTGAAATCTGTATGTATCTATATTCCCCTTTTACTTGAAAAGATATAGGAAACAAGTTATAGTAATCCTTTTTTGACTGCTTTATGTATAGCCTATAATTTGTTGCCCAACTTGGAGGAAGGCTTTTTATGTTTGTAATTAAGAAGTTTGGCGTATCTGAATTAGATGGCGGTATGTACACAGAGCTTGAACTATTGTTACCTGTATTATTATCTTTAGATGTCAATACAGTTGTAAGTCTACCGTATTCATCACTATACACTATTCCAACCTCATAATCACGATCACTCCTAAATGTTCTTTTTGGATCAGCAACATTAGCAGTAGTATTACTACCAAAATCAACTGTATATGATAGCTGTTGAACATCCCTAAACTGAGTATAGTTTCCATATATCAATCTGTTCCCAATAATCTCTTGTGCCTGTGCCTTTAGTGGCACGTTGTCAAACATTCTGGTTACTTGATCAGACGTAAGGGTGGCATATATTTTATTATTTCTAAATATAAAGTTTGCAAATGAATTATTTGCAAATCCTTCATCACTTTTATTTAGCGTTTCAACTATCATTACATTTAATGATCTTGTGTCTCTTGCTAAAATTTGTATTTCTTTAACAAACTGATTTCCAGTTTCAAAAGAAAGTTCAACTAAATTATTTTTATTTAACATTCCAATGTTATCTCCAGTATTTGGATCAAATGAAAGAGGTTTAGCGTTAAAGGCTACAGATGAAAATGGCGACATTGAGCTAAACTCATTGTCAATGTATTTATATCTATAGCTAAAATAAAGAAATTTTTCTTCTAAGTTATTTGAATCAATATTATCCGTATCATTTTTTAGTGTTATTTTAGGGCTCTTTAAAGGAGGTCTAAGGATAACATTAATGTCTATATTTATTCTTGAGTCATTAATTGAATAAGACCTAACTCTAGAAATATTTATTCTTCTTGGTGGGTTGAGGTTGTCTGTCCAAAGTAAAAATCCTCCGTCTTCTGTGGGTATGTAATTAACGCCAGTAATTAACGCAGTAGCATCAAATCCTAGTTGCCCAGTTGTGCTTCCTAAAATTAAAGAGGTAACATTAGTTTTTTGGTTGTACTCAAATATTCCATCAAATGCTGCTGAAGATATAAACCAATAAATTAAACTCAACGGCTCATGTGTTACAGCACCAATTGTTTTAGCCCCTGTAATTGTTATTCCAAGAGTTTGTAAATAAGTAGTTACATTAAATATATTTTCATTGCCCATTGCATTTTGAGCGGCTCCCATATTAGATCCTCCAGTAGCCTCTATCGTTAAATTACTAGCAGATCGGTATTGACCATCAGGAAGCATCCTTTCGTCAATATCCATATTCATCTTACCAGCGATAAATGTTCTCTTACTTTCTGCCATGATTACTTAATCCATTTATCTTTCCCTCTCAAGCTCATTAATATTCTTGATGGGTGCATGTTACTTAATCTAATTTTCGTATTTCTTAGTGTTGCGGTCTTTTCTTTTTTAGCTCTTGCTACTATGTACTCCTGAACGCCAAATTTATTGTTTAATACAGCCCACTTTAAGTAGTTGTATACGTACTCCTCTGCTAACTTGTTTATAGATATTTTTGTTGCGTCTCCATTCTCCATTCCGTCTGAAATATACTCAAGAACAATAAATGCATTCTCAACTCCAGATGAAAAATCAATAACACCAGACTCCTTATTGATTGTGAACTTAGGGTTTTGGTTTGCGTCTTCAGTGTTCATGCCATACCTTGATCCAATGCTATAATTAAAGTACCATTGACCATCACAGCAGTATCCCATCTGATTATTGTATATTCCTCCACCAGTGTACAACATGTTTTCACCCCTAAGAATGTCAAGCTTTGATGTACCTGTTACAACCTCTCCGTTAGAGTCAAATACAATGTCTAAGTTATTGTCCTGCAAGTAAGCCGTAGCTGACATAACGGTTCTGTTCTCAACCAGTGGAACAAGAACACCATTATTTAACATTGACATTCTAACGTAGCTGACATAGTCTGGAGGCATGATCATCTTTAGATCAGTTCCAAGCTGTAATTCTAGAACCTTTATGTTGCGTAGTGCATCATAGTTAAGCTCCTGTATAGCTCTCTTTGCATGGAAAATAATTGTATATCTATCAACATTGTTGACTAGCTTATCATTACCAACATACATTAGTATGAAGTTATTTACTATGTCAGATAGAGTAACGTACTGATATGAACCCCAATTTTCATCTTCAGGGATAGTTCCGTTATTTTTATAGTACTGGTAATTAGTTATATATGACATCTACTATTGTTTTTGTTGTGAGTCTTGTATCTCTTCTGACTTAGCCGCCTGTACAACTTCCATCTCTCTAATTGAAACTCCAGCGTACTGTAATATCTTAACTACCAAACCTGAAAAATCACTTAATGGTAACTCAAAGTCTTGATAAAATACATCACTTGGATTAAATACTGGTTGACCAGCCGTGATTGAGCCATAAGTCCACACTGGATCTTTTGGATATCTTAGGTACTGAGTTGTAATATTCGTTAAAATTGTTGTTGGATATACAACTAGACCAGGATCGCTCATTGTGTATACTGGATTATTTACGTCAGGAGCTGTTAGGTTTGAATTTAATAAGGCCTGAATTTTTCTTTGGCTAACTTTTTCTACCTCAATAGTGTTATTATACATTACCCTCTCTAGGTAATAAAAATCTATAGGTAAAAGAAAATTTGGGTTAGAAAAAGTTAATGCTGCAAGCGTAGAGAATGAGTCAAGCACCTCACCCATATTCTTTGGAACATCTGTGTATCCCTCTCCAAACATTCTAGCGTTCTGCTTAACAATTGAGTTGGAGTAAGAGTATATGTATTGTTCAAATATTTCAAGCTGTGCCTGCTTTGCAAATAAGTTGAATTCCTCTGGAGTAATGTAACCCCGATTGTCTTTACTTATTATTGACAGAACAGTATTTCTAACATCATTTATCATTGCAAGTCTTTTTACAAAGATAAACAAAAAAAGGCACTCTAATTAAAAAGTGCCTCTTAGGTTTTAGATTGATTGCTATTAAGCTATAGCAATACCTGTTACTTCATAAGGTAAGTTTGCAACAGTATAAGCTACATGAGTCCAAGGCGTTTGCAATGCAGCAATAACTGCATTTTGAATTGCATCACGCATAGTTTCATCACCTGCTCCTGCTGTAGCATGTGTAATTGTTACAACATCTGTACCTGTAGATGATTTGTAATGAACGTGAACAGTTGTTGTTGTTTCCTGCTCAATTAATACAATACCTGTTGCAGATACTATTTGTACTTGTTGATTTGTTACGGGGATACTTAAAAATTTTTCCATTGTTTAAAAAGTTTAAATGGGTTAGTAAAGTACAAATATACTAATTTTCTGACAACTTATCTTCAAGGTGTTTGTACAACTCTAAACCTTCATCTGACTGAAAGTATGAAGACAGTACATAAAGTGCATCCTCTCCAAATGGAACGGTAAGCAACTTCTTTTTATTGTCCTTGAAATTAAAGTATATCTCTTTTTTATTGTTCTTGTAAATCAAATAGCCATCAGATATTGCTCTTGCAGCTATATTGTTGATTCTTAGTGATGGGTCATTAACAGCCTCCATAAATTCTTGAGGATAACGCTTTGCAAATAACATTACGTCTCTCTTTAATTCAGTAGTCTTCATTGACTCAACATTTGATCCCATTAACAAACGAGCGACAGACTCTAGTACTGATATATCTAAGTCTCTAGCTGCTATCTGTGCGTCAAGCTGATCGTATAGCATAGTAACGTCTTCCTGTGCGTCTTTTTCATTGTCAAACTCATAGAATTCAGTTCCATTTCCTGGATGATAATATAAGAATTCCTGTAATACAGGATTTGTCTTTGGTACATTTAAAACACCGTCCTCAAATACAACTGGCTCTAATATAACGTTTTGATCTTGATCATCCTGAAAAGGAGTCTTTGAATTTCTTGCGTATCTAAGCGGATAGTTTATGTTTGTCTCTTCATCAAAATAAAGGAGCCTCTTTCTTGGGCTGTCTTTTGATGCTATGTAATAACTTAAGGGAGTTGTATCACTCTTTAATAAATAGATTCTGTCCTTAGACTCTAATTTTACTCTTTTAATTGTTTCCATTTTATATAATTTAATTTATTTTAAAAAAAATAGAGAGGGACATCAGTGTCCCTCTCTTGATTTAATCCTATTACTTGAATAAGAAGAAGTTGTTTGCACCTAGTGTACACAAAGCTCTTTCAGACAAGAAGTGAACCTCCATTGCATCTAAATCGCTTGTTGCAGCACCACCTGCTGAACCTGTCATCCAAGTCTTGTAACGTCTGTCTTCAGTTTCAGATGCACGGTAACGCACGTGTAAGAACGGTCGTCTTGCATTTTTACCTAGAACTTGATCGTATACATTCATCGTACCAGCTGGAACTAAAACACCATTGATGTTACCAGCAACAAGACCACCACGAAGTGTAGCATCGTTTAAGTATTTCCAGTCAGTCTTGTAAAACTCATAACCTCTCTTGAATCCAGAGAAACCTAAGTTTAACGCCATCTCCTCAGAATTATCAAACAAACCGAAAGAAGTTCCACCTGCTCCATAAGCATTTTGTGAAGCTAACATATCATCGATGTCGAATGAGAATTGACGATTTAAGAACAATGCGTTTTCAGCAATAGCTCCTTGCTTGTCAAGACGTTGTACAATTGAATCAAAATCAGACAATGCAGTTGGATTACCTCCAGACCATACATTACCACGACTTTCAATAGCACTGAACATACCTTGAGTACCAGCAGCTACAGCTAAAGTAGATCCACCTGGGTAAGCAGCACCATTAAGTGCAGTAGCAGCTCCAGAACCTGATTCAGCAGGAACTCCTTCAACCATTGCCATCTCTAGATAATCTTCAAAACGTAGACGAGTCTCATGCTCTGACTTGATGTACCATAAGTATCCAGTTGCTCCATTTTCCGTAGTTACTTCAACCCATCCAACTTGTGCCATATCAGAACCTGAAACAGCATACTTATCTTTAATGATAATTGGCTTATTGTCAAAGAATAAATCTTGTGATTCGTTGCTTCCTGCCATTCCACCTTCACCTTTTCTAAATTCTGAACCATATACAAAAGCAATGACATCAGTGGTAGGGTTAGCAAATCCAGGACTTGTTGCTGAGTAATAAGCAACAGTAAACTGATCTGCGTTAGGTATTGCAGTAATAATACCTTTTTCTAACTTATTATTAGAAGCTGAAGATAATATAACTGTTTGACCAAGACGGAATACATGTGTACCAGTACCAATGTCAAATGTTTGCAATCCTGTTGCAACAGCTCCTGTTACAGATACACCAGTATATTTTGTATGTAAACGACCTTGTTCTGCCCACTTGATCATGTCAGAGTTAGAAGGAAGTTCTGCACCAACCATACGTAAGAATGATGCGATTGATCTATTACCGTAACGCTCAAATTCTTGCTCATATGTATCAGGTAGATACTGATTCAAGAATTGAAAGTTTGTAATATAATTTGTAGGCAATGTTGCCTTTACTGAGCTAGGAGTAATCGCTACCCCTGGACTCGCTGCTATTGATCCAGCCATAATTTCTAAGTTTTATTGTTTCTAATTACTAATCTATTTCCACGATCCGCTTCTACCGATCTTACCTGAAACCCTTGAGGAGGTGTTATAGACGTTGCATTACGAGTCATATCTATATTTTTAGACTCTCTTGCAACACCTTCTACCGCTTCAGATTTACCTTTTTCATAAAAGAATTTGGCAAACTTCTCTGGGTTAGAGGCAACAGCTATAGAACGATGGAACATCTCAGCGTCTTGTAGGTAGCCATCATCATTTAAAAACTTGTTTATAAAGTTCTTTAATGTAGACTGCTCCTTCAATAGTTCTTGTGATTCAGCTGGCTTGTAAACTAACTTCTTGTCTTCGTCTATACTAAACTTGAAACCTTCAAATTTGTCAGAAAACAATTCATTTGTTTTATCAGCAAAATACTTAGATCTACGCTCCTGGTCCTGCTCGCTTGCAGTTGTGGTTTCTCTATATTCCTTGTAAGCTCTATAAGCATCTTTTTCTTCTTGTGGAACAAAAGAATCACCTGACTCAAGTGGCACTTTGTACTGTTCTTTTAAGTTGTTAAAATACTCTTTAGCTTTGGCAAGCTCTTTTTTCTTTGCTACTTGTTTTCTTTTTACGTCTTTTTCATCATCAAAATCCTCATCAAAAGAGAACTTGTTTTGAATCTCCCAACGAACATCATCAGAGTCTAGCTCCTTGTTTTGTTCTTTATAAAAATCAAAAAGCAAAGTGTCTTGGTCCATTGAATCATAATCTTTACTAAGATTCATAAAATCATTTATCCCTCGACCTGTTTCTTTTTTATACTTCAAGAATGCTGAAACATCTTCAGGTAGTTCTTCATTTACCTGTCTTTGTTCCCATATATCATCAAGAGATGATATCTCCTTGTTGTATCTTTTTCCTAAGTAAGATATGATTTTATTTTCATCAATATCTGCCTCAGGAACTTCTGCAATATTCACTTGCTCTTGTGGTTCACTTGTAGGGTTTAATTTCTCTTCGTGTTCCTTGAGCAATTTTTCTTCAATCTCAACTGCTGACTTTTCTTCAAACTCAACAGCTCTTACTTTAAATTCACCTTCCATTTTATTTAATTTAATATTTTACAAAGTTACAATTTTTTTTTCTTCTTTGTTTTTAAGGCTATTGGAATAGTTAGTCCAGCATTAAAATCATAATTTAATGGTGATCCCGTATCCTTACTTAAACCTCCTCCAAAAGACAAATTACTATTATTAATCGGTACATTATATGTTGCATTAATCCTACTACCCATACCACCCTTATAAAAAGATGTGTTTAGATTTGCTGATAATTTATTGTTTTGTAACCCTAATCCTAAATCTACAAAGTCATTATTGCCAATTATATTAGGAGTCAATCTCAATGGATCTTTTGTTGTTGTTTTAATTGTTCTTTTATTCATTATTATCTAGGATTAAAAGATTCTAAATCAAATCCATCCAACGAATCTTCAGTACTCTCAAAATCAATTGGAGGTAAGTTATTTTTTCTTTGGTTAATCAATTCAGACTGTCTAGTGGCTTGAAGATCAACTCTTTTATCTTTAGCCTTCTCTTTATCTTTGTCTCTATTCAACATACCATCAACCTCTATTCCTTTTAGTTGCATGTTATACTGAAATTCTAACTCCATCAAGCTTCTCTTAGCTTCAACCTCAGCCTGCATTGTTTTTATAGCGTAGTTTGCTTCAGCCTCTTTTAATTGCATCTTAGCTTGTGCCTCAATCTGGAATAGCTGTGCCTTCTGTTCAGCCGCCATTTGTTGTGACTGCATGTTCATCTGGCTTTGCATTTGCATCTCTTCTTGTTTCTGCTTCTGCTGTGCCTCCATTCTTTTTCTACGCTTAACCTTAAGCATTTCATTTGCTAGCTTCATGTTATTGATCATTCTAATGTCAATAGCATCTTCTAAGTCAATTGTTTGCTGTTGTAGTGCAATCTGTATATTCTTCTCTAGGTTTAGTTTTTGTTCTTCGTCTGGAGATATCTCTATAAATATTCCAAAATCATGTAGATATAAGTCCTTTATCTCATCAAGAATTCCAACGTTATACTTTCCTATCTGCATAGAGAACTCCTCAACAAAGTCAGAGTACTCAAGTATGTCTCCAATTCTTAATGATATACAAGTTGCCAATCTTTTTGTTATAGATAGACCAGCCTCTAGTATGTGTCTTGTTGCTGTATTGGAACTTAATGCTGCCATCTTCTGTATTCCAACTAGTGCATCTGGATTAGGTGTTGACCCATCCCTAGCCTCATTTATTCCAGTAACATCACGAATCATGCTTAAGTTATGATTGTAGTTACCAATAAGTGCAGCCATCTTAGACTGACCACTATTTGTATTTAACTCCTGAATAGGGATTCTAGCATTATTGAAATCACCATCCTGCGTATAACTTCTTCCTATTACACTACCAGTTTGGAAGTACATCTTTAATGCATCTTCTGGATTGTATGCTGCACCTGTACCCAAGTCAACTTCATTTATTCCGTCAGCGTCAATAAAGACTCCATCTGGAACAATTCTAGCCATTACCTGTTGTAACTTAAGGTGTGTTAGTTGTATCTGATCTGCAAATGGTATCATTCTCTTAACAAGAGACTCAACATTTCCTTTGTACATTCTAGGTGCGTATGCGATATAATTAGGCATTGCGTTCTGTGAAGCTGACTTTGGTCGGACCATGTTTTTCATCATCTCCCACTTTATCATCTTGTTAGACCCACCAACTAATATACCATCGTACCACACATCCTTAACAGACTCTATCTTCTCGTACATCATCCCTTCCTCAACTGGAGGATTAAATGATGAATCTTTTCTTATTACCTTTTCGCCACCGTTCTCTAATATTTTTTTCTTCCAAACAAACTTCATGTCTGTCTTGTAGTTAACATAAAGAAGTGTTACTACTTCATTTAAAAAAGCATCGTCCTGATACGTTTTTATTATTGGAAAATAATCATACCAAGCAGAACTAGCGTTTCTTATCTCAGTTAATTCTTCATCTGTTAAGTTTGGATTAATCTTTCTTAGTTCAGTATAATGAACCATCTTTACCTCTCCGAAATAGTAACAGTCAGAAAAATCAGGTCTTTCAGTGTAGCTATGTATCCAATTAGCAGGGTCTACATACTCAACGTTTACGCCATCATTAATCAAAAATGAATGCTTTACTACGCCAAGTCCAATTGTAGTCATGTCGTAGTCAATAAGGCTTCTTGTTTCTGAATACTCGTTCATCTTAAGTATAGTATCTATTGCCATTTCTTCCGCAATTTCAATGCTAGGCTTATACTTAAGTTGCATGTACAACGATAATTCCTCATCGTTTTCTGGTAATTCATTTGGGTCAACATTAAATGCATCAACTCCAAACTCAGACTTAGTTAGATTAAGGAAGTCTTTTGCGATCATGTCTGACTCGATCATGTCCTGAAACATATTCTTGTGTTCAGCAGACATAACATCTTGAGCCTCAGCCTTAATTGTAAACAGTCTGTCAGACATTCCGTTAACAACAATATCAACAAACTTCGGAATAATAGGTATTGGCGACCAGTCAAGATTTAAGTGAGACAGGTCTCCATCTATAGATAGCTCGTTTTTATATTTTTGAATTGGTTGTTCACCCCTAGCGTATAATCTAAGTGAATGATAATTACCCCATTGATTGTAGAACCTACAACTATTTGTATTTTTTTTAAACCACTCCCCCTCAATCGCCTTTGCTACCTTTAAGCCATATTCAATTGTTGCTTTTTCTTCATCGGTTGCGTTCTGATTTGGGAATGATCGTTGTTGTATTAAAACTGATGGTTTATCCATTATTTTTTTATTTCGCTTCGGTTGCCTGTATTATCGTATCTTGCAAATTTAATACTTATTTTTGTATTTGTTTTCTCTTGATTAACGATGTACTTTTTTGTAGACATAATTGCAAGACCAGAACTAATTGAGGCATCGTGCTTTGTTCTGTTGTTTATATCAAACCTAGCCCAGTCTTCAAGAGTCTTTGTAAAATACATCGACCCCATAGAATCTTGGTCACGGTATGTACCCTCAATGTCCATGCCCACGTACTCTTCAATGTAAGAGCCAATAGCTG